ATCCAATCGTCGATCCCTCCGCACCGACGCCGTTAACGCCTCCGGTTACGCCGCCGCCTGCAATTGAACCAACGGCGCCGAAGGAACCGGAAAAACCCAAGGCCGCCTATGCGGTTTTGGAACCCATCGCAACGCCGACCCCCGACACAACTCCAGACCCTAAGTCGCCTGCACCATCGGCCCCTACTGGCGGCGGTCCAGGCAAGGATCAGATCGTTTCAACCGGCGCCCTGACGATTGTCATGGTCAAGACGACAGGCTCGCCAAGCGTTAATCGGTTCAACGCCGTCAAGCTGCCGAGAAACGCCGCCGATCTTTCCGTCGTCGAAGTCCATCGCGATCCGGCTTCGACCGGCCCCGACGTTGCTGTGTTCCCGAACAAAAACGAGCAAATCGGAACGCGGCCGATCAACGACGGCAAAAACCAAACCGCATGTGCAGTCGGCGTCGGTTCCGACAAGCCAAAGTCGTTCCGCAAAATGTCAAAGACCCTTTGGGTCGTGATCTCATAAGGAGCAGATAAATGCCCGTCGCACTTGCTAATATCCGCTCCGAACTCCTGCCTGGTCTGTTCGATGTCAGGGGTTCCTATGACATGATCCCCAGACAATGGGACAAGGTCTTTACCACCCACAAGTCGAACATGGCGGTCGAACGCTCCACGCAAATGGCGTTCGTGGCCCTTCCCTATCTGAAAGACGAAGGTGCCGCGACTCAGTTCGACAACAATGCCGGCGAACGTTTCACCTGGGCGTTTGTCCATTTGGAAGTCGCGCTAGGCTACGCGATCACCAGAAAAGCCATCGACGACAATCTGTACAAGGCGCAATTCAACCCGACCAACTTGAAACTGCAGGAAGCGTTTGCGCAGTTCAAGGAAATCCAGGGCGCCAACATCCTCAATCTCGGCACCACCTACCAATCCTCGATCATCGGCGACGGGGTTGCTCTTTTCTCCGTATCTCATCCCTACGACGGCGGCCTGTGGGCAAACACGTCCGCGACGCCAAAGAGCTTGAACGAATCGACGCTGCTTGCTGACATGACGAATGTCAGAACACAGTTTGTCAACGAACGCGGACTGCGTATTCTTTCAAGAGCACGTCGCCTTGTCGTTCCGCCGAATCTCGAACCCATCGCGATCCGCCTCACCAAGACGGAATTGCGCCCTGGCACCGCCGACAACGATGTGAATGCCATCCTGACATTGTCGGGCGGTCTGCCAGAGGGTTTCATCGTGTTGGACTTCTTGACCAGCAACTTTGCCTGGTTCTTGACGACCAACATTGAAGGTTTGATTCATATGCTGCGGATTCCGTATGAATCGGACCTCTGGGTGGACAACGTTACAGATAATCTTCTTGTAAAGGCCTATGAGCGGTATTCGTTCGGCTACAATGACCCCCGCAGCGTGTGGGGCGAATTCCCCACAAGTTAACTGTTCGTAGGACTTGACAAGGTTTCCGCCTCGTGATTCACTCGGAAAGTCACGAAAGCGGGAGAAAGCAGATGAAATCGAACCTCACCATTGAACAAGTCAGGGCTGCGCTGGATTTTGATCCAGCTACCGGCGTGTTGCTTTGGAAGGCACCACAGTCCAACCGCGTCAAAATTGGTGACCGCGCTGGCGTAATAGCTGCAAACGGTCGGCGATATGTCAACGTCGGCGGTGAAAAGCATATGGCGCACCGTCTTGCGTGGTTTCACTTTTACGGCGAATGGCCTGTGGGGGACGTGAAACAAAAAGACGGCGACCACGACAACTGTGCCATCGAAAATCTTATTGAACAGACGAGGCAAGAAACCGCTTCAAATCGCAGGGTGAATGCGGCGAGTAAGAGCGGACATGCCGGCATCACTTGGAGTGCCAAAAACGCTAAGTGGCAGGTTCACATTACGCAGGGCTATAAGCAGGTTTTCATCGGCTACTTTGACGAAGATAAGTTGGATGATGCGGTAATCGCTCGCGAGCACGCACAGCGGGTCAACGATCTTAGTCTGACTGCGCCAGAGCGCGCCGCCGCCGCCCATTCAATTTCGCGGCGTCGTCGTCAGCGCACGGCATGGACGCGCTTGCAGGAAAGTGGGCGTCCCGTTTCATGGGCGAGTCTAGATCAATTTTGCGCCGACATTGGCGACATACCGGAAACGAGAATGGCTATTGTTGCTCTTGATATGACAAAGCCAATCGGGCCCGGAAACTGGAAGTGGTCGCTGCCGGCGACAGACAAACATGATTTTCGGACGCGCGAGGGCCGGATCGCATACAATCGGGCGCATCGTCAGGACAACGCAGATTTGTACCGGGACAAAGAATTACGCCGCAACTTTGGCATCACCCTCGTTCAATACCGCGAAAAGTTGGCTGAACAAGGCGGTGTCTGTGCAATTTGTGGCAGCGACGAAATTGCCGAACGAAAGGGCAAAAAACTCAAGCTGGCGGTTGACCACGATCATGACACCGACGTTGTGCGAGGCATTCTTTGCATCGCCTGCAATACGGGAATTGGTAAATTGAACGACAGTCCTGCGCGGCTACGCGACGCGGTTAAATATCTCGAATCGCACGGCAAGCGCGAAGCCGCCAAACCTTCCGCCTTTGATCTATCCGTCACCGCAGCAATGGCGGTAAGCCCTCACCGTGATTGGCTTTCGGTCGCAACACTAGGCTTCGGAGCTTAAAGAAATGGCTGACACGACTTGGAAAGGCCCCGGAGTATTCGCAGGCTCGTTGCTCGTCGAAGCGGGCACGGCGGCGACGATTCAGCCCTTCGACGGCCCGAGCGGTGCCTATCAAGGCTTCACGTTTCTTGATCCGCGCGGTGCCCCGTATCCGGCGGAAGGATTGTTGCCCGGCCGTGCGCCGGCATTTCTTGACAATATCAGTTGCATCACGGTCGATAACAAGCCGCAGGTATCAACGACGAATGCCATTGCGGCGTCTGCGGTGGCGACGAATGCCGTGGCGATGGCGCTGCAGACCACGCAGTTGACGAATCCGAATGCGGGAAATCCTTTCATTGCGGTTGGAGTCCCAATTCTGCCGCAGGGGACTTCGACCATTGTCAACGTGATCGCGATCGATTTTGGGTTCACGACGGGTACTACCGTTGCGAATTCTTCCACGGTGAACGTTCCCGACACGACGAAATTTACCGTCGGTCAGTGGATCGTCATTGGCGGCGCGGGGGCTTCGAATCAGTCGAGCTTCTTCACGCAGGTTCAGACGCTTTCGACCAATGGCACGACCATGACGGTTCTGCCGGTGGTGCCTGCGGCCGCTTCGTGTGCGCCGATTGCGCAATCCAATTTGTTTGGTGCGCCGCTATTGCCGCTGACTTACAACTTCGGTCCTTCGGCACCTGCTGGGACGTATCACAGCCCGAATATCCAGGCGGGTGTGCTGCGGGTGCATAATCCTGCGGAGGCTTTGACGCGGAATGTCTCGATTACGCTTGCGACGGGTGGCGTGGCGACGGCGGTGAACTTCCTGGTGGTTGGTTACGATCTTTGGCGCCAGTTGATGACCGAGCAGATTACCGTGCCGGCGACGACTTCGGCGACGACCGCTTACGGGGCCAAGACGTTCAAATATATCCAGTCGGTGACGCCCACGAGTGCTTCGACTGGGGGTAACAGTTATGCAGTGGGTATCGGCGACGTGATTGGGTGTGGGTTTCGTGCTGACTATTGGGAGCAGACCGAGGCTGCTTGGGCCGGGACGGCGGTGCCGAATTCGACGGGATTTACCGCTGCGGTTACGACTTCGCCGGCCACCAATACGACAGGGGATGTGCGTGGCACGTTCCAGGTCGGCGCGGATGGCAAGGGAACGGCTTTGACTGGGACCCTGTCCTGCAATGGTACGTCGCGGTTTACGTTGTTTCAGGACCCGTCGCCGTGGCAGGTTATCAGTGCGACGCCGCTCAATCCTGTGCCGCTGTTCGGCGTTACTCAGTCCATCACTTGATAGGAAAGGCTGTCATCATGAGCGGTTCGCGTCGTTTACAGAGAGCCAAGGGCGGCCGGACTGGTCTGGTTGCTTCTGGGAATCCCGATGTCTTGAAAGAGGCGGAAGGGAAAGAGGATTATGCCAA